TACTTCCATACAATATTTAGTCTGCGTTTTCTGCCGCCTTGCTTTCTGATCCCAGTAGTCATACTCTACACGAACTACGGGCTCACGCTCTTCACGCTTGTTGTTACGCTGTATGATATTTTTATTTATGTGAATAATTTTCATTGTTTGATCCCCTGTTCTCTAGCGGCGTCTTGCATGATCTGGGTTAGAACTGGCTCCAGCTTTTCATCTAATCTTCGAAACTGGGTATCACCAATCCCACCCCTACAGTAAACGGATACTTTAAAGAATTGATGAAAATGAGAACGTCTATTCATCAAGCCATTATTAAACAGATCATATAATAAATTGCTGGCAACACGAAAGCGCTCCAAATATTTATTTTTAGATCTGCCCTGTGGGATTTTACCATCAAAGGGCACCAGCGCGATAAGCTCGTCGTAAAGACAACTAAACCCCTCATTAACCGCCCAAGAGCTCTTGAATAAATTTAATTGATCCCCGTACATTACTCACCCCCCAAGAACGTACCCGAACCATCATAAGATATTTTAGAAACCCTAACATTTTTTAGAATTTCATGAATATCAGCAAGCTTAATTCTAACGTACTTATACTTTTTAAAAAGTTCAGGGTTAGATAAGGTTTTCATATCAATCTCAGCATCAGAACAAACAGATACAATTTGCAAAAGATTTTTTAAGTCTCTTTGGTTAAGACACACACCCTCAAAGTCGACCATGTAAAATTGCTCAGTCATTTTGGCTCCTCCCACAAATAATCTAATTGGTAAGCGCTGGCGTCCTTAAAGCCACCAGCATTAAATTGATCTAACAATTTGTCATGGACAATAGCTAGTCTGCGCTGGATACGTTCCATTTCACTTTGGTTATACTTGCCCATAAACTCAACTCCATCTAATTGAAGTTCAGTTCTACCGCCAAACTCTTGGATCTCTCCAGCTATTTGCTTAAAGGCCGCACGAAGCGTAGCAATCTGCAAGTAAGTAACCATTTTAAGTGGGGACAGCTTCAGGCTATCCCAGTCAGGTTGTATTGGATCTTCATATTTTGTCATAGTTTTCTCCTGTCTAGTTAGTGACAATATCGCATAGATAAACTATTAGACTGGACAAATCAAGTAAAAAATTTTATCCCATTGAAAAGGTTGTTTACCTTTGAACTCTGGCTTGACCTTATCCAAACCGTCCATCTTCAGATCTACAGCGTCAGAACCCTTAAACAAATAGATCTCTGCTACATCAGACGGCGTAGGTTGTTTCTTCACCAGTACCCAGCACGAACCCTTCCCGTGTCTGGTTAACCACGCTACTTGTGACGGACGTAAATCTACTTTATTGCTTGTGGTATATTTAAGCTCTACAAAATGAAAAGCACCCAGCTGGTCACACATCAACAGATCTGGTATTCCAGATCCCACCCAGTTTTCAATTCTGGTTAGTATCAGTTTGTAATTCGAGCGACTCGCTGCTTCCTTTACTTGCTTGTAAAATCCGCTCTCTCGCTTTATTGCGGTTACTGGTATTTTCTTCAGGTGTGATGTCGATTGTGACTGGGGCATAACTATTTTTAATCTCCTCTAATGCTTTCATTACTTCTTCCTTAGACATACTGTCTATGCTCCCGTGCCGTATTTCTGATTTATTCACGTAAATATCCCCTTGCGCCATGCCTCGGGCTTTCTCCGCCATAACAGCCGCAGAGTAAGCACCATTCTGAAGCGCCAGATCACGGATAGTTTGCAGATCACGGATATGCCTGTGAAAAGTAATCCCGTACTTCTCGTCCAGCTCGCGCCTATATTCTTTAATAGCATGACATACGTGTGGTGATATTCTGGGGTTAGTAAGCTCATAGGCTCTAGTATGTGCAGAGCCAACAGAGTAGCCAGCGTTGATTGCTGCCTCTCTAAAGGTTATCTGCCCGTCCTTGCTTACCAGCTCTTTTACAAACAGTTCTTGCTTTCGTGTTAGTGGGCTATGTATATCAGCTGGTCTTCTACCGCGTGTTTCGTATTGTATTCCTGATTTAGTAGGTCTTCGTCTTGCCATGTGTTAATCCAGTTAAAAAGGTCTAGTTCGTTATTTCTCTATATACTATAGACACAAAATAAAAAAAATAAAAAACCATTTACCCCCCCATTAAGGAACATTTGTTAAATAAGTCTGTAGTAACATAAGTGAAAACAGTAGTGTTACCTATTATGTTACCCTAAAAGTCTATATAAATAAGGGGTTTTAGGGCAAAGTAACACGGGTAACACGGGTAACGGCATTTTTTTTCAAAAAAATATTTTTTTATTTCTAGCTCTATATATATAGGGAAATAACTACAACAAGTGCCAAGAGTTCCGAAAACGACCATCATTATACTCTTTTTGTTTCGTGAGCATCTGTTCAGCGTCTTTGCGATTTGTCACGTTATTCGTGATCCGATGTCCAGCGGCCTCGATATAATACAAGCGTTTATTGTCGAAGCCTTTTATTTCTTTAATAACAAACTTATCCAACGGACATTTGGTGCAGCAGTTCTTTTACTTGCGTGGCGTCGCTACACTCTTTTAATTTTTTCTTATAAAATGTCGATGTAAACTTTGGCAGCTCCCTATCAAAACGTTGCTGCGCCATGATCTCATCTTTCTTTCTGCACTCCAGCTCGTAAAAGAGCTCATCATTCTCCAGCTTAAATGTTTTTGCCTCTGAGTGTTCGTCACGTATCTTACAGATCTGCTGCACCAGCATATTAACATTGATACGTATCTTTACTTGCTTTTCTGAGAACTGTCGTATTTCTTTTGTAGTTAGTGGTGTTATCTTCATGGTTGTTTCCTTAGCATTTCTAATACGGTGATGAGCGCATCAACAGCTCCTACATTGTAAGACGCCTCTTCAGGCGAGATCTGTGGACTATTAATATTGATCTGTTTATAACTTAGTATCTGCTGCTCCACGTATTCGGTTATTATTTCTATTTTAAGACTAAGTTTTCCCATATGTTTCATGGCCTGTGTGTGGTTGCCCACGACTTTTGGGTTAATGTTTTTTATGCCCATCTTTATCCTCATTCATTATCATGTCGGCTAAGTTTTCAAAATCTTGCGCGATATACACTATGTTTGTGTATTGTATATACTTAGCTATTTTTATTATTTTCTTTGTTTCATCGTCGTCGGGGAGCAAGCCGCGCTCCCCATATTCTATAATATAGCGGAGGACCTGTTCCACTAGAGTCCTAGTACTTCCCGTAAAATACCGCTCGGTACGGGGCTATCCTCATCTATTTTACCTATGCGCAATGTAACGTACCCATCATCGTTTATTTCTATATACGATACATCGTCTGTTAGATTATTCAAAGCATTGGTTAGCTCATTCCATGTCATCGTCTTCCTCCATACTTATATGTCTATCTATTTCGTCAATCGCGCCTTTTAGTTCTTTTACTGTGGCGTGTATGTTTGACGGATCTTGTCGAGCTTCGGGACAATTACGGAGCGTGTCGTAAGAGTCATCTATCAAGCGCAGTAAAACTTTCTTAGCTATACTGAGCTCGCTTGGCGGTTCTTCTAAACTCTCGGTAATTATATTGTCCTTCTTCTTGGCCCATGTTTCGAGAGCTGGTATGCAGACCTCGTAATATTCCTCGCACGTAAACGTTCCGATTTCCTCGGACCAAGAGCCCGTTTCACTTTGTAGATGTACCCGTACTGTCATTTATCTCTCCATAGTTGTTGTGTTTATCCCATACAATCACAGATAAAAGGTCCTGTCAACACGAAAAAAGCCCCCCAGAAAACTGAGGGGCTTCCAACATAACTACGGGAGAGGGCCTATGACTTCCCTCAGTATCCAGTTATACGCGAGTATATAAGACTTTACAAGCTTTTTTTTGATTTTTTATTATTAAAGCCGTCAGGCGTGATAAAACTTTTTTTCATATCGGTTCGAATACGTTTGATAGTTTCTTCATCGTCAAAAATTTTAGAGTAGTCTACCTCTTTTTTCTTTTTTCGGCGTGTCATATGTTTAATTGTTTCTAAAACTTCCTTACTGAAGTGGCGTATTTGGTGGTCAGTGTTTGTTTTTTTGAGAAAATTATTAATGTTTGCTAAATATTCTAATTTCATTTCATAAACTCGGGTTTGCGTAAAGGTATACGTATCTCGGGGAGATAGGTATCTACTTTAACACAATTTTTTTGGCCGACAATAGGATCGTTTTGCTGGCCTAACATTTCTGCGTAGTGTTCGCATTGATCAAAATTTTCAAAGTAAATACGGTGGATAGCACGCTGGTCACTCTCGATATCGGGCACGGTTATCAGGTACAATATAAAGTAAACAATATCAGGCGTCATAGTCTAATCCTCTGTAGTCCACAGTATAACTATTTTCAACCGCTTCACCCTCATGCGGTATACGAAACCGTATATTAACTTGTGTATGATCCCGATACTCTGTTTCGCGTAGCGACCACTTCGATACGGGGCACTTTTCTAGCCACAAATCAAACTCTGTACGAGCGGTATATTCTTTCTTCGTCATATCTTTCTCCTATAGTAATATATATAACTTATCCCATATTATAGCCAAATTTTTTTACGTCAAGGCTTAGGGTCAAGCTTTTCTTTTAATTTATTATAAATTTGCCAGATAATTTTTAGCTGGCCGCTGATTGTTCGTCCGCGATCCGAGCTCGTCCGCTTAATTTCCTCGTAAACTTCTTTGGGAACGAGAACCGATTTCCATTTTTCTGTGTCCATAAGGGGTCCTTATATAGTATCTTACAGGACTATATAAGATAATATGTAAAGATGCAAGAAAAAAAGCCCCGCCAAGCGGGGCTAGGGTGGGAGGAAAGAACCGAAAAAGTGTTAGCAGTATATCATTTGGCTGTTCCCCAGTCGGGGCCAACCTCAATGTCACACTTGCTCGGTATTTCTAATTCTACCGCAGTTTCCATAATCTGCGAAACAGTTTCTGCCTCTTTCCTATCTTTGACCGACATAGCTATTTCATCATGGATCTGTATGAGCGGTATACGGCCTGTATTGTAGATATTAACCATGGCTTGTTTGGTCATATCGGCGGCTGACGCCTGAATTAATCTATTCAGGGCCTTGTAGGTGTACGCACGCTTCAGGCGTGTGGTATCGCCATGCTCTTGCACCGCTTCGCGGTACGGGAGGGCTTTGTTCATCTCGAATGTATCGGGCTCCCACAGATCAAAACGACACTTACGGCCCAGCAACGAGCGTATCGAGCCGCTGCTGCTCTTGTCGTTGAGTCTATTTTGCACGCCAGTCATTAGCATCTTAACAAAGGGCACCCGTGTATGATACTGACGCACCAGCTCTCGGGCTTCGTCAAGCGTGATATCCAGCTGGTCAGACATTTTGCCCACTCCCATACCGTACATCAGGCCCAAGTTTATTGTCTTTGCTTGCTTTCGTGGTATTTGTGCCATTTCGGCAACCATTGTATGAAAGTCCATATCGGGATTGTTCCGATAGCCGTGGACAAACTCCTCTACACCGTCCAGCGTGAGCCCTTTGCTTTTACCATACACATACGCATAGTGAACCAATATGCGTGGTTCCTGTTGCGAGAAGTCAATCGCGGCCCATTTTTCGCCCTCTTCGGGGAGGAACAGAGAGCGAATCATAGGACCAAGCTCAGGATCCCGTGCTGGGATCTGCTGTAGGTTCGGGTTATTCATGGATATACGCCCTGACACAGTACCGCCGTCGTCGGAGCGTATTTGATTTATGTGGCTGTGTATGCGCCCGTCGGAGTGACAATGCTTCATAATTGTATTGATAAACGTCCCCGAGGTCTTGTTTAAGTTACGGGCTTGGACAATCAGCTGCGGTAGTTCGTGGCTGTGATCACTCAGAAATTGTTTCGTGAACGAGGGTGCCCCTTTGTCGGTCCGTGGGTAATCTATGCTCAGAGCCTCAAAGGCCTTCGCTATGGAGGCGGCAGCCCATATTTCGATGTCGTGGCCCACAAGTTTCTTAATGCGCCCCAGTATCTCTTTTTCGCGTTTTAGGAGCGAATTGCGTGTATGCTCAACCTTATCTTGATCTACACGGACACCGCGCCATGTCATATCAATCAGGCACGGGAGTAGATCGAGCTCAAGATTAGCGATTGGCCACAGATCTTCTTTACCCAGTTGTCCTGATAAATAGTTCCAGAGTTCGAGTGTGAGCTCGGCGTCACCTTCGGCATACGGTCCGACATACATGGCTGGCATCTTCCAGAGCTCGGCTTTTGGGTCCAGACCAAACCCACGTGCGGCTTCTATCAGGTTCTTTTCGGACTTGACCTTACCCAGATGATCGTAAGCCAGCGCATTTAGACTATAGCTAAACCGGTTCTCGTCCAAGAGCGACGCTATCAGCATGGTATCTATAATGCGTCCATTAAGCGTGAAGCCCATGCGGCGTATCCAGCCAGCATCATACTGGGCATTGTGCATGATTTTGTCTGCTGGGCTTTCAAAGACTTTCTTTAGCCATTTGTTTACCACACGCTCGTCAAGATTACCGCCATACTTATGACGAATGGGTATATAGCCGGACCAATCACTCACGGCTATGGCGTAACCAACAACTTCTCCATCGCCAGTTGCCCAACCAGCTCCCATTGTCTTGATGTTGGGATCGCGTGTTTCGACATCTATTGCTATTTGCTTGGCCTCAAATATGTTTGGCAGCTCACTAGGCGGCAACCATTCTGACTTTGGCGTATCAAACGCTAACTGCAAGGCCATTATTTTTCTCCTGCAAGGGCGCTGTAGCCACAGATATCGAGCCAACTGTCCTCATGGTCTGGTGTTTCTATCAGGCGGGACAGCTTGACCGCTATCATACATTGATAGACTTGCGATACGGTTACCTCTTTCTCCAGTATAACCGACCATAGCTTTGCTATGCGTTTGTGGTTTTCGTGGGCATCGCCGTAGACCTTGGCCCGTGGGCCGTTAATCATCTTCTCGGCTTTGTCTAGTATTTGTTTCCTGTTCATATGCTGTAACTCCTCAATGCGTCTTCTGGCTCGATTAAATATAGATTTTTTTTAGTTCGTGTTACACCGACGTAGAATACACGGTGTAGCTCGTCGGGGTCACTTTCTGCTGCTTTCGAGGCGGCAGGAGATATATCGGTGAAGAGCACTACATTTTCGGCCTCTCCACCTTTTGATCCGTGAATCGTGGATAATGTTATACGGGGCGTGCTGTTAAACTTTTCGCCGCGTCGCAACAGCGCTGTGATGTATGCACGCTCGTTGTCCGGTATCTTATCCATAGCTTCATGCCATATCATATCATTCGTTGCAAACAAGCCATGATGCTGCTGGAGCTCTTCAAGACCTACTGTTTCATCGTCCGCCAGATGCGGTAGTTTTTTAAAGCCACGCTTTACACGGTTTCCCACAGACATATAGGCATATACGACACGCGCTATAGGCGTAGGTATGGCACGCCCTTTACGCATTTGCTCCCAGCCGTTGACCGCCTCACTTATTTTTTGCGATATGGACCGATGGCCGTGGTACGCAAACAGATGGCCACGACTACGTAATGTTTCTACCATATCAGACAGGAAGTACCCCGCTTGCGCCAGCACCAGCCATGTGCCCTCGGAAAAGTCTAAGTCATTTATGTCATACACACGCTTGAACGTTCCCTCATCAGGACGCGGTAGATATGTTTTAGGTACGCGCTTGTGTATTCGATTTGATATGCGTGACGCTATGGGGTGTATGTTTTGTGGCACGCGATAAGATTGCTCAAGCACCTCGTACCCACCATCAAGACTGATAAAGTGTTCGACATCAGCTCCAGCCCATTTGTATATGGCTTGATCATCGTCGCCAGCACAGTATATCTTTTCGGAATACTTTTCTATGACATGGGCTACGTCCCATTGTAGCGGCGATAGATCTTGTGCCTCGTCAATAAAGCTGACGCTTAGGCTAGGACAGAAACGTGAGCTTTCGTTTACAAACAGCTCCAGCATATCGGTAAAATCATACAGACGCAGACGGTTTTTGTAGCTTTGCAAGGACCGCGCTACATACGATAGTGTCACCCAATCTACGGTGCTATCGGATTTATTATACTGTTCTTTTAGTGATACCTTACGTAGCCGCGCTAAGTTTATGATGTTGAGATAGGGGTCACTATTGTTTGATTTATCCAATATACTGTCATCTTCATTGACCTTTTCCACATTAATAGTAATACCTATGGCGCTGGACAGATCACGATAGTGCTCAGGTTGCATGATTTGTTCGGCACGTATACCTGACAGTCGTAGCGCAAAGCTATGTAAAGTACGAAACCAAGGCAGCTGGCTTTCGTTAAAACCAAACCGCTGGCACGCACGGTCTACTGCTTCATAAGCCGCTTGGCGTGTAAAGGCAAAGTATCCTATCTTTGATGGGGATATACCTTGCGCTAACGCTTCATCGACTTTATTCAGTAGTGCTGTTGTCTTCCCTGTACCCGGTGGCCCGTATATTCTGAATATCTTTGTTTGCATTTAACTCGTCTATTTTATTTACTATGACACGGACACGCTCGCGTGACAGCCCGTACTTTTTTCCTATGGCGGTAAGCGTCATACCTCGGTGCTTTCTAAGATTGTGCATCTCTTTGTTACGTTCTAAAAACTTTAAATCCATGTGTTTACCCTGATATGTCGTGTATAAAATAGTCTTCAAACTCTTTCAGGTTGCCATATCTCTTAATAAATATAGGCGTTTTTTCTCCTACCCATGATCCGATAACATTGTAATTAAAAAATTCCAACGCTTCTTCATAACTCATGCCATCACGCCTACACAGTATAGCAATACACTCATCTTTATCATACGCTATAATATCTTCCTGACCAAATCGTTGCGCTACGCCAAGGAACGCTTCATCAAATCCATCTGCTTTTAACATTAAAATACCTCTTTATTTTCTTGAGCACCAAAATCAGGAGCGTTAAGCTCCACGTTTACAGCATCAAAGGACGGTATCTGCCACACGCGGATAGGCCGTCCTTTAATCTTTAAAAGCACACTTTCACCACCCATATCGCGCAGACGCTGCGCTATCTTGTGGCTCTTATACTCAAAAAACTTGTTGCGTTTTAGAAACGCATCAAAGTCTTTTAGTCGAAAGTATGTTTTTTGTTCCTCTTCATCGGTCCATGGCCGCTTGAGTAATATCTCTTCTTTGTCCTGTGCCTGTTGCATATGGCGGCAGAACTCCTCAAGGTAGTCATAAAACTGGCCTGTAATACTAGCGTCCTGTGCTACTTCTATGATAGCGCTTTCATTGTCCTTCATTTCTTGCATCAGGCCACCTATACGGTTTTCCCATAGGATCTTTGATACAGAACGTGGCATAAAGTTTAGTTGCTCCATGCAAGAGCGCTGAAAGGTAGATTGATTAAGTAGCGCATCGGTGTCCATCTCCAACGGCTCACCGTTCACATCGACAAACCACACAGGCGGCGTAGAGTTATACTTACGTAAGTTTGCAATCACCGCGCCCTGTACGGCTGCTCCTACACCGTGTTTACGTGTAAGGCATAGTGTTTTATTGCAATGCGCGTTGATGGGCGCGTCGCTACATTTGTATACGTAATCTTTCTTTTCAAGCTGCTTTGCTACAATGTTCACCTCATTTAGCGGTAGAGGCGGCTCTAAATACTCCATATTGTATTTCAATATCTCGGACTCCCAGCTGTCTGGGTAGGCCTTGCGTAGATAGACGCCCAAGTTAAATAAGCCATTGTTACGACCACCCTCTGATATTTTATTCTTAGCCAGTATCTGTAGGCAAGGGGGACCATCTGTGAGCTGGTGCTGTTCCGTGTCGCCACCTATCTGTAGCTTGGTTACTTGCTCAGGCGTTTGCTTATATTTTTCATAGAGTTCTATAAACTCGTCTAGGGTAGCGCTGGTGCCGTCGTCCTTGATGGCATACCGCAGGCCCTCTTCTGCATCAAAGTACGGCAAGTTGAGAAAGTTGCCCACATCATCGCGGTCTAAATGTAATTTTATCTGCTTTGGAAAGATCTCACTGCCACCATAACCTAGTGCAGCTGATATCTGCTGTAACGTAAACTGCATATCTTTGGCGTCAATCCACTCTGTTGTAAATAAGAAACAGTGTGCGCCGCCTGACTTAGAGCGACATATAACCAAGGGCAGTTTAAGTTTTCTAATCTTATCTATTAGTGCTTTGTGGTCTAGGGGGTACTGATCAACATCAATACACCCCCAAACACATCTATTGTCTTCATTGATAGGTATGATACCAACGGCCCTACCTTTACCTGACAAGTGCCCTTCCCACAGATCCTTGGTCCGTGGTTCGCGTACTATTGCAGCGCGGCCCGTGCTCTTACCGTTCAGTTGCTTTTTATCTATCTTAAACGTGCCATACGCGAGTTGCAGACCGTTAAAGATAGCGGCAAATTTATCAGCAGAAGACATGATACGTTACTTAGAACGGTATCTGGTCTTTAGAGGCGTCCTCACTCTCACGTTTCACTTCAACGTTGCCGGCCTGCACGCTTTCCGAGAATGATTTTGCCTGCTCATACACCGCTAGGTTTTTAGCAAACTGGGCAGGGTCCTTTTTTTGCGTCTCCTCATCAAGAAGCGGACCCTCAAGCTGCATTTCCCAGCCGTGCCATGAGCCCTTGTCGTTAGACTCACCTAATGTTTTAAGACGGAACTTATACGCAAATCGCGCAAACCCATCTTTGTTACACTGCGCCATAATCATGCTATTAAACTTGCGTGATTTTTTAAGCTGTGTGGACTTCATGGGTATCAACGCTGTTTCCCCTTTTCCGTCCGCACCGATGACCAACACAAAGTGCTGGTGCGTTTCCTCAATATAATCGCCACTGCCGTCCGTGCAGTAGTCTTTATTGTCATCATCCGACCGCTTTGTCTCAGGACACTCTGCCTGTGTCTTGTGAACCGTAGGAGCGCCGCTACCTTGCCCTCTAGGCGCCCATCGGAGAAATTCACGCTGATAAGCTACCGGAACGACTACAATGCCGTCCTTGCCGCTGTATAGCGCTTCTGTGACACTATTATAGATGTCACCCTTTTTACCATCGAGCTTGTCCATCATTGGATCTACACCCGATAGTATTTTTATAAACGGTAAGGCAAGATCGTCTTTACCGACGTTCTCGTTTCCCTTTCCCGCATCTTTTTGAAGTTGTGCAAAATCAAATGCGGCAACTTCTGTGGCCTTCTTTTCAGCCACGGCTTTGCTTGCTTCAGCCATTTTTCGCTCCTTTAGCTTTAGTGATAATTGCTCTTTGACCAACATACGCCCCAAAGAGATCCATGGGGAACTCATCCCCGTTTTCCACACGTTCCTTAACAAAGGATCGTAAGGTACTCGGTTCAATCTTTTCTGTTTGATCCGCGACAAAGCCTTCTTTTTCGGCAAAGGCCTTGAACGAAGATGCTTGATCATCTTCTCCCCGTCCAAACTGACAAGATATGATGTTTTTAATAATGTCGTCATAGCCATGCTCCCTTAGCCATTCATAAGCAGCTGGTCGATTGTCTACCTTGATAGACGCGCCATACTGCGGTTTTATAGTTACTTTTGATCCGTCAAGAAGAGTAAACTCCATAGAGTTAGCTTCTGTCATCAATGCCGGCAGATCTTCATCCGTCATCTTTAACAGCTTCTTTTTTTCTTCTTTGAGCCGTTCTTCGAGCTCTTTCACAAAAGCATCCTGTTTTATGATAGCTTCGGCAAATCCAGTAAGCGTGGATAAGTCTTCATTATCTAACGTATGCTTGGAAAATAAGGAGCCTTGATTGGCGTCCTCTTGCAGTTTCTTCATTATGTCCATATATCGTCCTTTCTCTTTCGCGATTAAAAACCTTTTCAGGTCTTGACAATTCCATATATAAGCGTATAAATTCTTATAGTCAAGAGGATAAAATGAAAAAATACATATTTAAAACAAAACCATTTAAGCACCAGAGTAAAGCGCTACGTGATTCGTGGAACAAGGAGTATTATGCCTTGTTTATGGAGATGGGTACAGGAAAATCTAAAGTTGCTATAGATACCATGGGAGCCCTGTATACAGAGGGTAAACTAAACGCGGCACTCATTATATCGCCCAAAGGTGTATATGATAATTGGGTGCAAGGCGAAATACCGACACATCTATCGGATCAAATAGAAACAAACATAGTAAGATGGCAGCCGTCTAGCGCACAGTGGTTTCAAAAACAAATGAGGACACTTGTGTTCGAAAAGTTCAATGGACTAAAGATATTTGTAATGAACACAGAGGCGCTGTCCACGCCCCGTGGAGATCGGGCAGCGTTTAATTTTTTAGAGGCTAATCGTGAAAACATTGTGATTGTGGACGAGAGCACCTCTATAAAAAACAGATCCGCTAACCGTACAAAGAATATTATGCAGCTGCAAGGCCTGTCTAAGTATCGACGTATATTAACAGGATCGCCAGTAACTCGCAGTCCTATGGATCTATACAGTCAGTGTATGTTTTTGTCTGTGCAGGCACTGAACTTTAAAAGTTTCTTTGCGTTTCAAAATCGTTATGCACTGGTGCAAAAGCGCACTATGGGTCCACGGTCTTTCAATGAGATCGTGGGATACCGCCGGTTAGACGAGCTCAATAAGAAGCTAGAGCGCTTTAGTAATCGTGTGCTGAAAGAAGAGTGTCTGGATCTACCCGATAAGATGTATACGAAGCGCCTTGTACCGTTGTCCGAGGAGCAAAACAAATCATACAAAGAAATGAAACGGCTGGCTTTGACTAAGCTACACAATGGTGAGCTGGCCACAACACAAAGTGTACTTACCCAGATCATGCGGCTGCAACAGATATGCTGTGGTCACATACAGGATGACGAGGGTAATTTAGTGAGTTTCGCAAACGGGCGGCTGAAGGAGCTGCTCGATATATGTGAAGAAGTACAGGGAAAAGCTATCATTTGGGCGACATTTACCTACGACATCCAACAGATAGCAAAGGCCCTGCGCGACCGCTTTGGGCCCGAAGCGGTTGCAACCTACTATGGTGAAACCCCACAAGAGGAGCGCCAAGAGATTGTACGACGTTATCAAGATCTTGAAGATCCCCTGCGCTTCTTTGTGGGGCAACCTAGAACGGGTGGGTATGGTATCACACTAACAGCGGCCAACACCGTGATATACTACAGCAATAGTTATGATCTTGAGATACGCTTACAGTCAGAGGACAGGGCGCACCGTATTGGTCAGACCAATAAAGTTACGTATGTAGATATTATATCGCCGGATACGGTAGACGAGAAGATTGTTAAAGCACTAAAAGAAAAGATAAACCTTGCTCAACAAGTATTGGGTGAAGACGCTAGGTCTTGGCTTTCTTAGTCTTCAGCACAGAACGTAGTGTCTTGGCCTGTCGTGCGTGAGTCTTAGAGGCTTTACTAAGACCTTTTACTACTTTTTTTATTTTTTTTTGTATTTGCTTAGTCATTTTTTCTAGGCCGTCCCCGTTTTCTTTTTATTTTTTGCTCTGATGTCTTCTTTGGCCTTCCTCGCGATTTGGGCTTGTCTGTCTTTTCCTTGAACTTTGGCTCGTTGTTCGAGGACGGTGAGGATTTGGATCTTCCTAGCAAACGGCTTATTAACTCTTTTAACTTTGCGAACAGTTGCTTGGGCATCTGCCACAGTGGCAAACTTAATAGAGACGGTGTCTTTGGGGTTTTCATCGGTATATAATCTCCTTCCTGACCCTTTTGGTTTCTTTCCAGTGCCTTTTAGGGGGTCTTTGCTCATCCACGCAGGCTTCCTATACCTTGAATGAGATCGGCATCTTCTGGAAATAATGCAGCAAACCTACGTCTGTCTACTTTTTGATTTTGCACAGGAGGCGCTATATTATTTAGTGAGGGGGACACAGCTGCTATATTGGTTGTTGGCGCAGCGTCTGGTGCTTGCCCTAATCTTATCGTTTCCGTTTCTATAAGAGAAGGTGTAACTGATTTTGTGTCACGGCCAATAACATTTGGTGGATCTACAGGGATAGGAACATTCTGTTGTCGTTTCTTCGCTTTTTCTTTATTTTCATTGTAGGATTTAGCTGAAATGTATCCCGCATTATACAAAAATTGATTCATGCGGCGGCTTCTCTCTAATTTTTTTACAGAAGTGTTTGCAAGATCCATCATTTCTTTGAATAAATTTGCATCAGCCGCTGCCGCAAACAAAAGATGTGACGCTGCCATATCAGGCACATCAACTAGAAATTCTACACCCTCTCGTGCAGCTAAGGCAGGTTCCGCCAATCCTTGTCCTTTTCCGGGTAAAATATCTGTTGTCATGGTACGACCTACCCGTAAAAAACTAAGTTGCACTAAAAGTCTAAAAAGACGACCACTCAAGGGTTCAGGTATTTTGACTGCTTCAAAATCTTTTATTCCTTTAAAGTTTCTTTGAACATCAATTCCTTCATTTATTAAGGTGTTCAATCGAACCGCAAACCCCTCATCAATTAAGCCGTTCTGCCGCATAATTTCTAAAGGCGAAAGGTCTTTCACATTCATGGGCTTTGTAAGAAATTCTTTCAACTTGAAAAAATTTAATTTGTTTTGGCCTAAATCATCTGTTTGGCCAGAGGCATAAGCGATAGCTTTTTCAAATATAGTATCCCGCAAGCCATTCTTTGCACCGGGAAATTTACCAGCGTCTGCCCTAACGACCCTTTTTATAAGATGTTCTAGTCCTTGCGAGCCATTTTTCGGTCTATTGTCTGGTGAGCCTAAAACAGTCCCTACTAATTTTCCTATATTTGCATCTTTTTTTGCAAAGTCTTGAAAACTAATCATGTTCTTTAAACGTGCTTGATAGGTTCCTGATTTTGCGACCTTGCCAAGAGGGCTCACACCTGTCTCTGTTCTTCGTGGATCACCTGTTCGTGTTAACATTAATGACAAAGCATTTTCCGCTTTTTCAACAGTAGATAGGTCTGATATTAAATCTGGGAAGCGTGCGCTACCATCTTGATTAAAAAGAACAGTTCTATACTCTTTCTTAAAATCATTAAGTTTTTCGACAGTTATACGTCCCGAAGTAGGATCAATTAACTTATCTGCCGCTACTCTCAACAAATCTTCTTGTGCCGCGTGCAATGTGCCTAGTTTGCTTGTTAACGTCTTGTCAAACTCTAACCCCTCTTTATCTGCAAGAAATGTTATTGCATTATCAAGCTGATCATACCGAACAGAAAGCGCGTCCCCACCTCCACGAAACACAGAGGCGCTCAGTAACTCAGGCATAATCTGGCGTTCACCAGATCGTTTGGTCCCAAGTACAGCATTTGGAAAAGCTCTGTTAAAAACGTCATTAAGGGATTTTGAAAAGTTAAAAGCAGTTCTTAGCGCTAGTTGATTTTCTGTTAGAGCTGCTACTGATGAAGCCGTAAGCTCCTCCTCGCCCCCTGATTTTATGCCAAAATCTTTTTTCAATCCGTCTGCTAAGTCACTCAAAAAATGAGCTTCTTGAAATTCACTATCAGCAATATGTTTACGTGCAGCGTTTAATAATATGCTTCTGGCGTTCATTGCATCGCCCACAGTGATTATACCTTCTTCAGCAGTAAGATCCATGGGCCGCGCTGCGCGGAGCTTCTCTAACTCTAAGGTGTTGTTGATTATCTTAGCTTTTTCTTTCAGTATTGTTTTAATTCGAGCAACTTTTGGTGCCGAAAAATCAAATTCGGAAAAACCTATATTCTCCTCTTTTCCCGGTCTTTCAAATTCAACAATGTGTTCTTGTATTTCTTTAAGTTGCTGTTCTAATTTTTCTGTAGGGTTTAACGCTTCAAACTCCTCTGGCGTTAAATCTCTGACACCACTTAAAGTTCCTCTAGTTGCTTTTTTTGGACTAAAATATTTTTTATTTGTTAGTCCATATTTTTTTATATCTTGAACAGCTTTCTTATGAGCTGTGAAAAGTCTTTTCATAAAATTAATTTGCTCTTGTATAAGACCTCTATCGCCCTCATCTGCTCGCATAGCCGCGTATAAATCCTTTAAATCGCGGCCAATTCTATCAAAACGTGCCTCCTCAAGCTGAAATTCTTTAGTGCTAATTTTTTTAAAATAACTTAAATCATCAAAACTTTTAGGTCGTAAAGCTAAACCAGCTTCATTTGTAGCTGTAAATGTAGTGGGTGCAGAATCTCCAAAAAAAGTCGCATCAAACAATTCTTGATATTGTCTTAAAGGGGACTCAAATTCTCCAGCCTCTTTTCCATTTTCTACAATCTCCTCAAAATTAATTGCATTTTTGTTATTGTAGTTTTCATTAACTAAGCCTTCTCTTGCCATCTGAAGTTCAACATCATCTATGGGTTTACCATCTATCTTGAAACCTTCTATGTTTTCAAAAGCAAAGCTATCGTAATTACCTTCGTCAATGATTGTGTTAACAAAATCAACAGCCTCGCTATCGATTGCACGCACATCATTTATAGTTGATTCAGATCTACTTATCTTATTGGTGACGTTTGCTATGCTAGTAGAAAGCTCATCCGCAGCTTCTAGTGACTCCCCTTGTGCCTTTGCTAGTAATGCTTTTACGGGCAGCGGTATGTTTACTTGATAATCAAGCAACTCCTCTTGCATACTTTTAAATGCTGCTACAAATTCATCAACAGACATCTCATCTTTTTTGTCTATTAAATCATAAAGTTCTTTTTCTCTTCCACGCACATCCTTTAACGCTTGCTCAGTTACATTTGCTATGTTTAGAGAGGCCACTACTCCCGCTCTTGTATTAGGTGCCCCGTCTTCAGTCTTTGGCAAAAGATTTTTATTAGCACGTGTAGCATTAAGATTTGCGTTATCTAACCTATTTGTAATTATTCCGCTCATCAGAGCTTTTTCAGAGTTCGCCGCTAGGGCAATCAAGGCTGGATCGCCAGTGTCTTTTAGTAACGTAACAAACTTAGCAACAGTCAAATAATCTTGCTCCATAGCCTTAGCAATTGTTGGACCTAAGTCTTTGTTTTGCGCTGCTAAATTCTTCGTTAAGTTAATTAAAGCAGGCTCTTTGGTAATTGTCGCAGGCATTGGTTTATACTTTTCCACATCTAAGCCATAGGCCTTTGCAAGCTGTTGTAGTCCTGTGAGCTGTTCGCCATCAACATCCGTAAATTGTTGAAGGGATTGTAAAATCCTCTTTGTGGTCCCCGGTCCGCCACCCGGTGTTTTTGGGTCTTCGAAAAACTGATACAATAAATTAGCTTGTTGTGTTTTTCGGCCCTGTGTGCTGAAAAATTTTTGAAACAGATTGATTCCTCTTACCGCAGCAGATTCTAGCGCATAATTTAGAAGCCCTGTAGGATTAGCCGCTCCAAATATTATCTCACCAGACGCTCGTACTAAAGGATTTCCCGGAAAGTAATTTTCAGCCAAAGCAGCGCCCTGTCCTGCGCTTAACAAAGCGTTGCCCTCTATCCAAGCACTACGTAAAGGAGCTTCTTTAAGAGTTTGTAATATTTTTTCACCGGGAGTTATACGTCCCATTAAGGCCGTCAAATTGTTTTGATAGCTTATCGCGCCGGGACCAAACCGTAAAGCGGCGGCAGAAGGACTAAGAACGGCCGGAATCCCTTGTCCAACAGTTAATCCAAATTCAAATGGAACGTTCAAGCTTGGCTTGAGCGGGGTTTGATCAAAAAGATATTGATCTAATTGACCACCGGCAGGTATACCACTCGCGCCACCAATAATCATGCCCGGAATAATACCCAAAGGACCAAACACACCAAATCCGGTCACAGCACCACTACCAGCCCCCGCTATGACAGGAAGACTTTGAATCGCACCACGTTTAACGCCTTCAACAAAAGCCTCTGTCTTAGTAACATCGGCACGAACATTAAACATATCCTCAAGAATTTCATTATCCGAGTAACCTTTCGCTCGCGCACCTTGATAATCATATCCGCCGGGATAATTATCTATTCCATATTGAATTAAATCTGCATCGGAGTATCCTGATCTTCGTGCGCCTTTCACATCAAATTGTTTAAAATCAATTATTTGTTGGTCTAAAATATTTGCTCTTTTTTGAGACACCTCAAAGGCAGGATCATCTGGCGTTAAATCTTGCGACAGGTCGAGTTGGGCGAGAGCCACGCCTCTATCTTCACCTGCTTGTAGTAATTGATCTTTAAGCGTTTCTTCCGCCATTACGAATCACCAATACCTTTTCTAAAACTACTTAGCGGAGGTCTATTATCTTTTTTAGTGCCTAATGATCCGCCCCCTATTTCCGCTTGAAGCTTTTGACCGAGAATAGCGTAAGAATTTCTAACGTCCTTTAATCGTTTTATTTTACCTTCAAGTGCTCCTTTTTGTGCAAGACTCATTGGCCCGTCTAACTCTGTTTCAAGCGGCAACAACGCATTATTTAAGGTGGCTATTGTCGCCTCTATTTTATTATAAACACCCTGTGGACCTTTTCGTATGACTCCAAAATTAGGTAAAGTTCCTTCAATTTTCTTTCTTAATTCTTCACTCGTCTTGCCTTTGATAGAATCCATGTAAACAATGGTGGTTACTGTATTTAAGGAGTCGGCTAAATCAATAACTTTTTGTATTTGTGGAAAGGGTTTATCGGCAATAAAGTTTATAAATTCAAAAGCCGTATTAATAGCTTGCGCACCAGCTCCTGTTATTCCGGTTGCTGGATTAATACTTTTTAAGTTTTTAATTATATCGTCAAAAGTTCTCTCATTAAGATCCCCCGCTACAAACGTATACCCGGGTTTAAAAATATTAGCTTGAGTCTTCTGATCCTTTGTTTTTTCAACAGGTGGCGGCTCTTGTCCCGCGATTGTGTATGTGGAAGGCAATGTTATTGTAGGATCATTTTTCTGCTTCTCTTGTCTCGCTTTAAGAGCATTTTGCCACTCCGGGGGAGGTGTAATCCCGGGAACTGTAACGCCACTAACAGCGTCCATCGTATCTTTCGTAGAGTTATCTAATACAAAATGAATTATGTTGTCTTCTTCTGGTGTGGTTTCACCGTCAGCATATAACTTAGCTAGAGCCAGTCCTTTTCGTTTTCCAACTTGTGTAAAAAATTTATTAAAGGATCGTTTTTCTCCTATGGAGTAATCAAGAAGCCCTGCCTGTAGCTTTTCATAATCAAACTTCTCTTGCTCTAATTCAGCCAACTCTCGTGAAATTTGGATTCTTTCTGCTTCATTCGCAGTTTGAAGATCTAACTTTTTCTGCTCCATCATAGTATCAATACGCTTGAGCTCTCTAGCATACGCTTGACCCCGAATAGCCATGTTTACCGCGTGCGTATGACCTTTTTCTTGTTTTTCAAGATCGTTAAGATGATTGAGGTTTAGGCGTTCAGCAATTAATTGACTTTCAAGCCTTAGATTGCCGCGCTTCATTAAATTATCAAGCTTCATGTTTTCTCGTTCAAGCTTTTGCGCCGCTATCTGTAATTCCTTATCGTTTTTAAAGTTTTCACTCAACTTTAACGTTTCAATACTTACCCTGTTTTCTTGTTTTAACTTTTCAAGTTCTTTACCAAAGCCTGCCTTCATTGTTTCTACAGATAATTTACCCGCAGTTTCTTGTGATATTTTTTTAGTTTGAAGAATTAATTTTAATTTATTTTCAAAACCAAGTTGTGACATCTTAAGGGCAGATTTTTCGCGTTCTTTTGCAAGATCTATCTCACCCGATTTTATTAATTGAGCAATTTTTGCATCAGAAGCTTTTTTAGCGGAAAGACCTGCCTCTCCTGCTGTGATTGCCGATAGCATTACAGCGCGATCTGCTGTTTTTTGTGCAGCTTCTTTATCTGTTAAGGTTTGAGCACGTGCACCAATTTTTGCTGGTAACTGTGTCTTTTGTGCCGCTAGGGCAAGACGTTCAGCAGCACTTAGGCCCGGGCGTTCTCCTTCCATAGGAGCAGCGAAAGCCAAACCAGTTTGGGCTAAATCAAAAAGAATTTGAGCTTTTGTAACATCTCTTTGCTTTTGTAAGTCCGCTGGGTCTGACAACAAAGCCTGTCGTGCTTTGAAAGCCTGTTGCACAAAGGGGTTTAATTCTGTTCCCGCAAGATTAACAAAGGGATCGGTCTTCGCGTCCCCACCAAGAGCGAAGTTTTGTACCGGGCGGACTTCACCGCCTTTGTTAAAATTTACGGGAGCAGTCCCGCCGGCCTCCATCATTGGTGGCTCAGGAACCGTGGACATTATGCCCCCGGCCATCGGCCCCTCCATAGGTTGCGTCATCTCTTGCTGTGCAAGCTGACCAATACCTTGATCTACATTCGCTAACATCATAACGGGCTGTACTAAGGTCAACACGGACTCTGGTGTCTGGTTCGCGTCACCCGGCCCGACAACTCCGGCTAGTTCCTGTCGTCTTTCTTCTACTGTTGCCTGATCGCCACGCATGGTATTCATTACCTGTTCGTAGTTTTGTGCTTCATCTAAATCACCTATGCCACCGGCCGCCTGTGCTAAAGCGCTCTGCACTATGTTTGGATCAAGTTGATCTCCCATGGGCATAGGGGGCTGTTCTGGTGCAGGCATGGGCATAGGTGGCGCAGTCATCGGATCGCCGCCCATCTGCATACCCTTTACACCTTGCGCACCTATCTCTAAAATTTCTCTCGCCGCATCAACTCCCGGAGATAACATTCTAACAACATTTATTTGAAAATCTCTTGGGGCATTAACAAAATCATCTAGAGTCATGTTAGTGTTTTTTAGATATTGATTAAACTCCATTAGGCCTTCTTGTTTGCGTCTTTCTTTCATAACATTATTTAAGGTGGCATCTGGAGTAGGGTATCGACCTTCTTGGTAATTTACTGAGGGTAGTTCAGAAGCAGCTTCTTTTGATGGACGGACATAGCCCATATCTACCATCATCCCCTCTCCTAAAGGCGGCCCACCTGCTTCCATACCAACAGGGCCGCCATACTCTTTCTCTATTACTCCACGCCCTATAAGTATATCTTTTTGTGTTATCTTGCCGTCACCGCTCAGATCAGGAAACGCCGCGCCTCCCTCTTTATATGCTTGCACGGGCCTGCCCACATCAAACATCGGACGTTGGCCCACTGCGCCCAGATCCACCCCAAATCGTTGATTTGCCATATCGCCTACCTCTCCTATAAATTCATCTACCTCGCCTTGGTTTTCTTCAGCTAACTCTTGGTTTATAAATTGACCGAGTCTGTTTAAGGGACCAATGCGTCCTGCTTGTAACATACCTATGCCACCCATATCCAAGCCGGGGCGCATCGGAGGTCTTCTTTCTTCTTCAATCATTGGAACAGGCTCAGAAACAACTTCTGGCCGTAACCTCTCTTTTATTAACGGAGGCAAAGTTCCGCCCAAAAAAGGAAAAATAGGAGGCACACTCATTAAAATAACCCCGCCTGTTTAGCACCACCGTAAGCGGATAGACCGGCTACACCCAGACCAAATAACTGTTGCGCCGGAGACACATCAGGTCGCTGTACCTGTGATATTGTCATCTGTGAGGTTGGAGCTCCTCTGTATATATCAGACAAGAAACCAAGACGTTGATAAGGCTCATAAAGCTGCGCCATATCGCTCTTACGTTTTGCTTCCAATTCCGCCTGTTGCTGCAACTGCTGCTGTTTACCAAGCTGAAACTGTGTTTGTATGTCTCTTAACGCACTTTGTTGTGCCAACTCACCAATTCCGGCTCTTTGTACCCCAAGCTGTCCAAGAGTGCTTGCGCCCTGTAACCCTAATGCTCCAATACCCTGTGCGGCTTGTAGCTGTCTTGCTCTCTCACGCTCTGCGGCCTGCTGTGCCTGCAAAAAGTTTTGTGCTTGCGCTTGAGCTAAGGCCTGTGCTCTGTTTCTACCTATTTCTGTCTGCTGTATGCCTGCTCGACTGCCCCCAAACGCACCGGCTTGCGCGGCCCGTAGTCCCGCTTGCGCGGATTGTGTGTCAAAAGATCGGTTTATCTCATCAAAAACAGCCTGTTGGTAAGGGTTCATGTACTGAGACATTTGATCGCCCGTTACACCACTGGCCCCTGTTCTGAACATAGTACCGGCATCCCCTACAGCACTTGTCACCATTCCCGGTGCTTGGTCCATGGTTGTTTTTGCGCCTTGAATAAACTGTTGATAGCCGCCAATACCACCGCTTGCCGGTGAGGCAGCCGATAGAGCGGTGTCCTGTAGGCCTGACATACCCGCAACAACCTGTTTAGGTACAGTTATTCTTTGATCTGCTAGTTTTTTAGCGCTTTCAAGTAGCCCCAGTTTATAGGCTTCTACCTCGGGTGCTTCACGTTGTATGACCTGTTGTGTTTCTACTGCCATTACGCCCTCGCCTTTGCTTCAAAGTTACGCATCATTGCGTACATATTTTGAATACCTTTTTCATTATCGCCACCACCGGCACCGTTTACGGCATCTGTTGTCATAACAAACTCACCGGGCATCAACATAGCACGTACACTGTCTTTACCGGGTGTACCCTCATCCATACCTATACCACCATTGCGTCGTGGAAATTCTTTTGCTTCCCCACCTGCTGCCGCATACTGCACGGGTGGGCTTGGGGCAAATTTAAATCGTGTCGGAACCATAAACGGGGGCTGTGATGGCATGATGTCTGTGCCTTGTACAATATACTTGCCCCTGTTCTCGTCTATAAGATCCTGACCTATTCTAATATCGTCCATATCTTCCATTTCCGGCGCATCAAAGAAACCACTTGCTGCGGCTAGTGTAGTCCCTGCCGCTATATTACCAACATTGCTGCTCAAAAACCCTCTTGTGTTAGCAGCATCTGCTAATTTTGTAGCTTCAGTAACATCGGTAATACTTGGGTTTTGCCCCATCACATCTAGTGCCGTCACTGGTTTTTGTGGAAAAAAGGCTTCTTTAATATTTCCTTGCGCTAAGTTTTCACCAAAACCTAGCTGCGCTTTTGGTAAATTAACTCCTGTTCCTTCAGGGTTCATAAAGCGAGAATCTAGAACCTTTTCAGCAGTTCCGGGGGCAGTGCTCGCAGCGCTACTTGCTGCGTCCCCCGTAGCCCCACCAGTAGGAGCTGTCTCTGCCGAGCCTGCCATTGCTCTTTTATAAAAAGGTTGAGAAAAACCTTGAGTAATATTAGAGAGACTGCCTGCCTGTTTTAAAGCTTCTATACCACCCCCAAGAACATCTTTTCCTTGCATTAAAGCACTGCCGGCCCCAGTTGCAAAGCTAAGGGCCCCACCAGTAGCTCCTGCGCTTAAAGCACTACCAAAAGCCTGTTCTAAACTTTCACCTTGTATTAATCCCCCAATACCGGCACCAAGAGCCGCACCATATATTGGACCAAAGAAAGCTGTACCCGCTATCGTCAATACAGGCTTGGCTACCTTACGGATAACATCGCCAACCTTATCAAATATATCTTTTAAAAAAAACTCAGGTAACCCCGTCTCAGGGTTTATAGAGTTTGCTTCTGTACCCACCACGTATCTTTCTGGGTCTTCGATACCCATATCTTTCAGATGATTAAATATAGAGTCTTTTAGTTTTGGGTTTTTATCTATTAATGCTTTCGGGACGACTAGCTCGCCTGTTTCAGCATGAACGAGCTTGTCGTCACCATAACGGCCGTAGGAGGCCATGCGCACTGCAACATCTTGGATAGCGCCTAAGCCATCAGAGCCGAAGTTTTCTTGCGCCTTTTCTTTGTATAAAGCTTCTTTTTCGTGGTCTTCCAGATAGAAGTCGGCTATGCCACCGACTGGAAATGAAAAGGTTTTAAGTGCTTCGCCCATAACTATCCTATTGTTACTGTTACCGATCCTAACCCACTTGTGGCAGAATTACTAGCGCAATGTGGTCGGTCCACCTTACTTATCTTAACAAATCCGTCAACTTCAAACAAGGCGCCGTTCTCTAAATCTTTATCATTACCCGATGGTAAATTAGTAAAAGTAAGTTTCGTGGCTCGTGATTCGCCGGGATTACGCTGTTGTTCTACAAACAAAGCAAACGATCTTACTATGTCAGAGAAGTAACTCGGATCATATTGCTGTGGCGGATAAGGAAAAAACGGGGCCGGTATATTACGTGTGCTCATTATCTTCGTCCATCTGGTCTTACATCAAGTCTCGGTGTGCCTAGCCTCCACATAACACCAGTAACGTCACTTTCAACCCGAAAAGCAAAAGATCGACCGCGTAACCGTACATGAAGCTGCTCTGTAAACAACTCTACAGGTGTTGACACAGACTGCGCTACCTGATTACTTGACGTTTCGTTAAACGTGACCCCCGGAAAATTACGGGTTTTTACAACCATATTGACTCGTGGTGTTTCATTTGTACTGTCTCTAAACGTAATGTCGGGCAGAACACGACGAACTAGTGTAAATTTTTCGCCATCGCCTATGTCTATTTGGCTTGACTCGACATTGGCAGAAATAGCTGAAGGAGGATTAGTGCTACCGTCATCCTGCCCAAACTCGTGGTAATATAATTTATTATCTGTGCTCGCGGCTATCGGATACTGGTTAATACCTCTGTCCACCCATGCTGTACGCTCTAATGTGCCAAAGTACCAGAGCTTCTCCTGATAATTATATATAACATATCTGTCATTTGTTGTGCTGTTCTTTGATGGATAGAACCACCATACCTCACCATACGAACTATTATGCCCCGAATATACCTTACCTATCTGGTCCCGATTAAAATCACTAAACACATAATCCAACACGGTGCAGGGTAGGCGTTGCACGGTACCACCGTATACATAGAACTCTTTTGAGCCCATCCAGAATACAAAGTCATTCACAGCAACAGCCGCGTTTGGCCCGGCTATTGTAATATTTCGTGATATCTCCGTTAGACCAAAAGTAAAAGGTGGCCCCAAGAACTGCATACCATGAAGCGATACATCGGTATATACGAGTATTTGTTGCTTGGTTTGTATAGCTACCACAATCTCCGAACCCGTAGATATCCGAAGCTCTCCCGCTGTGTTTGTAGGTAATGTCTGAAAATCAATTAAACTTTCTTGCGAGCCAAAACGTATGAGTAGTGGGTCCTGTGTGCCAATAGAGGACTCGCCGTCACAACCAAAGGCTATAACATGACGGTCTTGGTCCGATACCATAATCTGTTTGGCAACTGTGGGAGCAAGATTAGACCCTGATAATGAAGAAAGGGCCACGGCCCGTGTTGAGGTACCCGCTGTTCTATCCCAATAAAATATACCACCATTTTTAATGTTTAATAATAAGTCTTCCCCAAAGTTATCATGCGTCCAGTTTGTTAAGACAGCACCCGATATTGTGCCCTCTGCCGGCATACCCCAACCAAAAGCCGCTTCTATTACAGCATCATTGTCCGCATGAGTTGCCGCTGTTGTACTAAGCGAGCCCCGTATCAAACCTGTAAAGGTGGTAGAGGTCTTGCCTGTGTATTCAATAATCTCGTCGTTTATCTTGATATAACCGGTGGATGTAAAGTTGGCCGCTGAGTCTACTGTCACAGTAGTAGCTGTTGCGGATAAGCCACTACCATCATTTATCAAAGTTACTGTGTCGTCGGCTGCTGTTGCGTTGCCCAAGACTAATCGCACAAGCGCACCATTAGAATGAACCGCTGCTGTTGTACCACCATGTCCTCGTGTCACAGTCAGTGTATTGCTTGATATACCACTAATCAGCATGAGCTCGCCACCAACATCTATTACGTCAGAGGTAGACATACCCGTGGCACTTGTAACATCCACACCTGTTTCCGACGCATCAAGCTCTTCGTTTAGTGTTGTTGTAATTTCATTAGTATCCACACCGTTCCACACACCGGCACCCCAACCTGTACCAAAAAAGTTTGTATCGAGGCCCGTGTTTACCTGATAAGCGCCTATAGTAGAACTACCTCCATTTCCTGAGTCCGATCCACTAGCGGTAACAGTGACTGAGATAGTGTAGCTGTTATTGTTTACAATTCCAGTTATTTGATGTTCAGCATTTAATATTGCTGCCGTTACATTACCCCCCAACGATGCAGCGGCAGAAAACGTGACAAAATCATTAAGATTAGCACCGTGATCCGTATCGGTTATGGTAATAACAGAACTACCGTTAGTAGCAGCAAAGGTAACATCCCCCGCACCGGTTGTAGAACGCACAGGCGTGACATCGTTGTACTGCCCACCGTCTGCTATATAGTATTTAAGATTTGTGCCTATACCTAAAAACTTTGTAGCATCCAAAGCAACCCAACTGAACAAGGCACGACAAGTGCCCAAGAAGGTATTGTCACTGTACGTGGACCACCCGCCTATCTTTTCTACGTTACCAAAGCGAAAGCGTATTTTATCGCCATTAAACCACCCGCCTTCATTAGAATACGATGTTGATTCTCTGTTGATACCGGGTTTAAATTTAAGTGCCGTTAAGGGCATACTATTCTCTTATGTTTTAATAATGTAGTTTAAGATTATTGTAGGCTGTACGTTATTGTGTGCAGACCCACTACCTGCGCTACCTGTGGTTCCGCTAATTGAGACTGATATAGAGTTGCTTGATGAGCTTGCACCACTACCTCCTCGATTAACACCTAAGCCATCATTCAAAAACGTCATAGCCGTAATACTGTCTGTATCACTAAAGCTGTGCGTGTGCGATGCTAACTGAGCTGTTGTCAAGGTATGTGTCTCAGAACCCCCTGTGCCTCCCAACGTATCACCGTTAAGACCGCCAGTTTGATCGGTAAGTCTGTCTGCTGAGGAACCGCCCATGTCATCTTGACCGGCTATAACCCTACCTCGTAAATCCGGCAGGTTAAACGTTGATGACCCATCACCTGAACCGTAGGTTGTGCTTATTGCAGAAAAAAGAGTTGCATAGGTAGATCGTGAGACAGCCTGTCCGTGACACAATAAAAATCCTGTAGGGGCAGAAGCGCCTGCAAAAGGCATCAATGCACCGGAGGGCACAATATTAGACTCATAACTAAAACTACCATCTCCATCAGACACAATGGCCTGACCAGAGGTGCCGTTTCCTGATATGTTTATCGCTGCTGCTCCAATAGAATTATCAGCCACAGCCGCAGCACCTATCGCATCGTCGGCTACCTTAGCGGCTGTCACCGCATCGTCGGCTATCTTAGCCGTAGTAATGGCGCTATCTGCAATAGTTGCAGTAAGAACACTAGCGTCGGCAGTGCCCGGTTTAATCTCTGTTACCGCTGCTCCAGAACCTGCACCATCTGCAAAAACTACAGCGTCACCTCCGTTAGCTATTGTTACAGTAGCTCCGGACCCTTGCTTTATAATAGCCGATTGCCCCGAACTATTCTTTACAAAATATAGTTTATCAGCATTATTAGGCTCAATGGTAATCGTGTTTGTACCAGAGGGTGACCCTACTAGGACGAGCACTTTAAACATGCCGTCGGACAAGCTACCATCACTGGTAGTAAGCGTGTGTGTCGTGCCTGATAAGGTTATTGTACCGACACCATTTACAAGCCTGTCTATAATATCAAAGTTATTATTTGTTGTGGTGCCCCAAGCACCGGCTTGTTCCCCAAGACCGATCTTTTCTATGCCACCATTATCTGTATATGTTGATCCCATATCTTACCTCTTATGCTACTTCTGTCCAAGTCTGCGAGACGCCCGTGGTTTTTTCTGTCCACGTTGGGCTGCTCGATGGCGTTATAGCCGTGTAAGACGTTCCCGGAGCAGGAATAATCTTACCCCATACTATAACAGATGTTAATGAAAGTGTAGCAGAAAATCCTGTTAAGGTCACGT